GGCGATGCCAGAGAGCAGCCTCTTTACTTCCTTATCACGACGGCTGGTACGGACAAGGAATCGATCTGCTATGAACTACATATGAAGGCCCTGGACATCTTAAACGGAAGGAAGATCGATCATACCTTCTACCCGGTTGTCTACGGCCTTGCCGATGACGAGGACTGGACCGATGAAGCTAACTGGTACAAAGCAAATCCGTCCCTCGGCCAGACGATTCAGATTGAGCGTGTGCGGGAGATGTTTCAGGAAGCCATTGACAATCCGGCAGAAGAGAACGTCTTTAAGCAGCTCCGTCTTAACATGTGGGTCTCATCCCTCACCCGTTTTATTCCAGAGCAGATCTACGACTTAGGAAACGTACCGATTGATATGGAATCCTTAAAAGGCCGGGACTGCTATGGCGGCCTTGACCTTTCGAGTACAGGAGATATCACAGCTTTTGTGCTCATGTTCCCGCCAAGGAATGAGACGGAGAAATACATCATGCTGCCCTTCTTCTGGATTCCGGAGGATACGATTCCAATCCGTGTTCGAAGGGCCTCCGTTCCCTATGATGTTTGGCACAAGCAGGGATATCTCATGGCGACCGAGGGAAACGTGATTCATTATGGTTTCATCGAGAAATTCATCGAGGACCTGGGGTTGCAGTACCACATCTTAGAGATCGCATTCGACAGGTGGGGAGCTGTTCAGATGACGCAGGACCTTGAGGGCATGGGCTTTACTGTGGTCCCATTTGGCCAGGGCTACTCTTCGATGTCGCCTCCGACGAAGGAGTTTTACAAGTTGCTGATGGAGGGACGGATCATTCATGGAGGGCATCCAGTGATGCGCTGGATGAGCGGGAATGTCGTAGTGGATACAGATCCAGCTGGTAACATCAAATGTACTAAGGCGAAGTCACCGGAGAAAATAGACGGTATCGTGGCTGCCATCATGGCGCTCGACCGCTGCATCCGGCACGAGATACAGAGTAGCGTATATGACGAGAGGGGATTATACGTGTTCTGATGTCCAAAATAGGATAAGATTCTCCTTGTTTAATGTTCTATACTAATATCGTGAAAGAATGTGCAGGGGCTCCCGGAAAACCGGGTAGCCCCTTTTTACGTGGGAGAGTATGTGATGGATACAAATGATTTACTTGGAAATCAATATGGGCGTTTATATGTAAGCGAGTATGCTGGAACAATCTCACAATACGGTAAGAAAAGATCGGCCTTTCGTTGCAGATGTACATGTGGAAATGAGGTCATAGTAACGCGGCATGATCTTAAATGTGGCAAAAGAAAAACATGCGGTGAGTGTTTCAGAATTCAAGAGGAAAGCGATTACTATAGATATTTTGACATTAATGGTCAATCATTTATATTTGACGCCGAAGACTTGGAAATAGTCAAAAAGTACAGATGGAGGATAGATGCATATGGTTATCCTGTAACCAGAATTGATCAAAAAAACTATAGGCTCACAAGAATGTTACTAAATCCGCCAAATGATCGGTATATAGATCATATCAATGGTGATACACGAGATAACAGAAGAGAAAACCTTAGAATTGTTGAAAAAGCAAATAATCAGATGAATATGCGTACTCCAAGCCACAACACGAGTGGATATAAAGGTGTTAGTTATTCCCGTGAGAAACAACGTTACAGAGCTTATATAAGTTTGAACAATAAGACGAAGCACATTGGATATTTTGATACAGCGGAAGAAGCAGCGAGAGCCTATGATGAGGCGGCTCGCTTTTATTTTGGGGAATTTGCATGCGTGAACTTCCCGAGGGAAGGTGAGCAGTGTTGCAGAAGGAATGTCAGCTGAAGAGGGGAGAAACATGGAATTGAAGTCATTATTTAGATCAGGAGGAGCAAGGGATACTCCTATCAAGTCAATCAGGGAAAAAGCCATGATGGTGCCGAAAATCGAGGATAATGTCCGCGATTCCGGGCAGCTGTTTGTATTCGGCAAGGCAGATTCCGGAGAGCGAGTGGATGAGAAGAGCGCGATGCAGATCGCCACGGTCTACGCCTGTGTACGACTCCTTGCCGAGACAGTGGCGGGGTTACCACTACACCTGTATCGCTATACTGAGTCAGGGAAAGAGAAAGCCTTAGATCATCCTCTCTACAAAATCCTCTACCGGCAGCCGAATCCGGAGATGACGAGTTTCTCATTTCGAGAGACAATGCTCGTTCAACTGCTGTTGTGGGGGAATTGTTATGCTCAGATTATTCGTGATGGCAGGAATGGGATTTTGAGTTTATATCCACTGCTTCCTGAGAACATGGAGATCGATAGGAATGAAAAAGGCGAGATTTATTACATTTACCACGCATATACAGACGAGAGACCCGGGGAGAACAACAGGGACATCTATTTCCGGAAGGATGAGATATTCCATGTCCCGGGGATGGGGTTCAACGGGCTGGTCGGCTTTTCACCGATCGCCATGATGAAGAATGCCCTCGGAACAACACTTGCTGTCGAGAAATATGGCAGTTCCTTCTTTCGGAACGGCGCACAGCCATCAGGCGTTTTAGAACATCCAGGGGTGCTCAAGAATCCCGAGAAGATCCGTGAGAACTGGTCATCGGTCTACGGCGGTGCAAATAACGCCCATAAGGTAGCCGTCCTGGAAGAGGGCATGCAGTACAAACCCATCTCCCTGCCGCCGGAAGACAGCCAGTTCCTTAGCACTCGCCTGTTTGGCGTGAACGAGATATGCCGGATTTTCCGCGTCCCGCCACACATGGTGCAGGATTTGGAACATGCGACGTTTTCGAATATTGAACACGAGTCTCTGAATTTTGTGATGCATTCGCTGATGCCATGGCTCGTGCGATTTGAGCAGGCGATTGTGAAGGACCTTCTTCTGCCGGATGAGCAGGATGAGTATTTTCCGAAGTTCAATGTAGACGGATTGCTCCGGGGTGACTATGCGTCCAGGATGCAGGGCTATGCGACCGGTATCAGCAACGGATTTCTGTCACCGAATGATATCCGGCGTTTGGAAAACTTGGATCTCATTCCGGAAGAGAAGGGAGGAAATGACCACTACCTCAATGGTGGATACGTGAAACTTGAGGATGCAGGGAAACAGCAGATACAGCCAGATGAGAGAAAGGAAGGTGAAAAGAAGTGAAGAAGTTCTGGAACTGGATACACGATGACAGCGGAGGCAGGGTGCTCCGTTTAGAAGGCCCTATCGATGAAGATGACTTCTGGAATGATGCGGTGACCCCTAAAGCATTCCGGGATGACCTCTTTTCTGATGAAGGAGACATTACAGTCTGGATTAACAGTCCGGGAGGTTCAGTTTGGGCAGCCGCTGAGATATACACGATGCTCAAGGATTATTCTGGCAGCGTGACTGTCAAGATTGATGCGATTGCTGCATCCGCTGCTTCTGTGGTGGCGATGGCTGGAGACCGCGTTTTGATGTCACCTGTGGCAATGCTCATGATCCACGATCCCATCACCGTTGCAATGGGGAACGTCAAGGACATGGAGAAGGCCATCGAGACTCTGGGCGAGGTGAAGGAGAGCATTATCAATGCCTACGCAGCCAAGTCTGGTATGAGGCGCAGCAAGATCGCGGACCTCATGAGTAACGAAACTTGGATGAACGCCAAGAAGGCAGTGGAGCTTGGCTTTGCCGATGAGATTCTTTATGAAGATGAGGAGGAGCCTCCGGAAGAGGATAAAGCCCCTGTGGCGCTGGATGCGGCTCCGCGACTTTTTTCGAGCCGAATGATGGACCTTGCGATCCTGAATCGCCTCGGCATCAAGGAACAGCCGAAACCGGAAGAGAAAGAACCGGTGATCGGCATGGACGGAACAACTGAGGATGGGGCAGTGCCCTATCAGATCTTAATGAAACAGCTGGATTTCCTGAAATAAGGAGACCCGGCTTTTTTTGACTCACGAAGGAGGATAAATCGATGAGTAAAATACTTGAACTGAGGAACAAGAGGAACACACTCTGGGAGCAGACGAAGGCATTCCTGGAGGAACACAGAGGCGAGAATGGTCTCGTCGATGCCGCTGCTGTTGAGCAGTATAACAAGATGGCCGCGGATGTGCAGGCCCTGGGCGATGAGATCAAGCGCATCGAAGATCAGATGGCGATGGATGCAAGGCTGTCCGCAGCAACGTCCGCACCGGTGCATGCAGATCCTAAGCAGGAGCAGAGGAAGGGGATGGTCCGTCCGACAGCTACAGCTGAGTACAATGCCGCTTTCTGGAACATGATGCGCGGCGTGAATACCATGGAAGTCCGTGACGCACTGTCCGTTGGCGTGGATCAGAACGGTGGTTTCACCGTACCGGACGAGTTCGAGCACCAGCTGATCCAGGCTCTTGAAGAGAATAACATCTTCCGCAGCCTCGCTCACACGATCCATACGAACTCTGGTACGCGCACGATCCCGATCGCGACCGATGCCGGTTCCGCTACCTGGATCGAGGAAGGTGCAGCCATTCAGGAGTCCGACATGAGCTTTGCACAGGAGACCCTGTCTGCCTATAAGCTCGGCTGCATGATCAAGGTGTCCAATGAGCTCCTGAACGATTCTGCTTTTGACATTGCTGCCCATATCGCGCACCGCTTTGGTGTCCGTTTCGGTAACGCAGAGGAAGATGCTTTCATCAACGGCACGGGCCCGTCCGCCAATCCGCAGACAGCGCCGTCCATGCCGACCGGTATCCTGACGAGCCTCACGCCGACTGCGGGCAACACGACGGCCAATGCCCTGACTGTCCACTTTGACAACATCTACAAGCTGTATTACAGCCTGAAGTCTCCGTACAGAAGGAAGGCGTCCTTCCTGTGCAACGAGACCCTGCTCCTGCAGCTGATGCTGATCAAGGATAAGCAGGACCGGTATATTTGGGCTCCTGGGCTGGCCGTGGGCAAGCCTGATACCATACTCGGACATCCGATCCACACGAGCGGCTACATGCCGGGGATCACGGGCAACGCGACGCAGGATAAGGGCAAGAAGGTCCTGCTCTTCGGAGACTTCTCCTACTACTGGATTGCAGACCGCCAGAACCGTACCCTCAAGCGCCTGAACGAACTCTATGCTGTAACCGATCAGGTCGGCTTCATCGGCACCCAGCGTGTCGATGGTAAGCTGATCCTGCCGGAAGCTGTGCAGGTCATGGCGATGGGTACTGGTACAGGATCTTGATGAAATGGGGGTGACGATCGTGGCACTTGTATCTCTTGATGCTGCCAAGGAATATCTCCGGGTAGATA